GGCGATCGTGATGTTCATCCCGCCCCCTTGCGGCGTGATGAACCCGCTCGCGCCCGGCGTGAAGATCTCCGGTTGGCGATCGACACGATCCCCCACCCAGTAACTGCGGCCTGCCTGGACATCGCCGCCGAACGCGCGGCTGCCGTAGGTGACCGGCGCTCCGAAGCTCGTGCCCGTCGAGTAACCCCCGGGGCCCTGCATCGTGCCGTTGAAGACCGGCGCCTGGCTCACGCCCCAGGTGTCCACGCCGTTGACGTACCGGCTGGTGCCGAAGCCGGCGGGCGCGGACCGTTCCTTGTTCAGGCCCGCGGCGGCGTCCCGCGCTCGATCCGCGGCGACCGCCTCGTCGTACAGCGATTTCGTGTAGGCGTCCTCGAGCCGCTTGATCTCAGCCGTCATCTTGATGCCGTCCAGGTGCGTCGCCTGCAACGCGGCCAGCCCCTTCTGGAGGGTGTCATAGGCCGTGGTCTGGACCGCGATGGCGCCGGCGGCCGTCAGGCCCTGCGCGAGGTTCAGTTGGACCTGGGCGTCGAGCTCGGTGACGACGGCCGCATTGACCACGCCTGCTTGCTTGACGCGCAGCGCGGTGATCTGATTCGTAATCTCGATGTGGCGCGCGGTCAAATCCTCGATGATTTTCGCGCGCTCCTTCTCCGACTGCGTGGACTCGAAGACGGTTTTGGCGGCGGCGCGCTCGGCGGCGTCCAGCTTCTCGAGATTCGCGATCTGCGCCTCGAACCCGTACGACGCCGCCGACGCCGCGGCCATGGCTTGCATCCCGCTGATGTTCTTGGCGTAGCTCGCCAGCCGGATCGTGTCGAGTTCCACCAGGCGATCGGTGTACGACTTGAGGCCCGCGACACTGACCTCGAGGCGGACCGCGATTTCCTGCTCGGACTTTCCTTGCTTGCGCATCGCCTCGATGTCATCCAGGCGCTTGCCGCTCAAGGAAAGGATCGCCCGCTGCGACGCCTCGACGCCCAGGCGGCTCGTGGTGTGCGCCTCGTAGTAGGCTCGTTCTCCGGTCGTCAACGTTTGGTTTTTGGCGACCATCGCGTCGAGCAGTGGGATGTAGATCGCGTACCCTTCCGTGGTCGTTTTCACCGCGAGGGATTGTTTGTTGAACGCCTCCGTCGTGATATCCACATTGCGGTTCGCGATGACGACCGAATCAATCAGCCCAATCAGCGCGTCGGCGTGGGCCTTGGCGATCTTCGTGGCCTCGGCATCCGCCGCCGATTTCAAGTCGAGCGCGACCTTGGCCGCCTTCGCTTTCACATCGAGGTCCGCGAGGGCTTTCGCTTGCGCGGCGACGGCCGCCGCGTGGCCTTCCGCCGACTCGGCGTATTTGCGCGCCGCCATGCCGGCCTCGATGTCCGCCGAAGACAGCCCCATCATCCGCCCCGCCAACCGCTCGACCCAGTCCGTCAGACCGGAGATCTCGCCAATCCAGGTGCCGAGCTTCCACGAGGCGAACGCGGTCGCCCCGATCGCCACCGCGGGCCAGAGGAGGCCCAGTGCCGTCGTCAGCGTGCTCGACGAGATGACGCCAAGCGCCGAGGCGGTCTTGAACGTAGTGAAGGCGGTCCCGAGTCCCACCATGCCCAGACCGAGCGCCGCGAACGTATCGGGGGCGGCCTGCACGGCTTTGTAGAAGGTCGTGAGCCCGTCCACGCCGAGGCGCAGCGCTGGGAGGAACTGATCGCCGATCGATTTCGCCGCCTCCTCTTGGTACCGTTTGAGGGATTGGATCTTGCCGCCGACGTTTTCATTCGTGACGCCGTAGACGCCGGCCACTTTTTCGCCCTCGCGCAGCACGGCGTTGAGGAGGATGCCTTGCTTCTCGGTGGCGCTCAGCGCGCCGACGACGCGCCCGTGCGTATCGGCGTACTTCTGGAATTCCTGATCGGTCGAGATCGTCACCCCCGCACTGCGTAGCGTTTCGACCTGGAGGGTTTGCACGCCGTGAATCAGCTGCCCCATCACCTCGCTGGAGTTTTGCCCGGTGGCGCGCGCGAGGGACTGTGCGACCGTCGCCAGTTTTGTCGCCTCGGCTAGGCTCAGATTCGCGCGGGTCATCTGAATGATGGTGTCGTTCGCTTGGGCGCTCGTGATTCCTTGCGCGCGCAACGAGCCGACGAGCGCATCAATTTCAACCGCCGTGAAGCCGGCTTGCGCGCCCAAAAACTTAGCGACGCTGCCGAGCGATTCGACCCGCGCCGCCGTGAGCAGGGCCTGCTGCCCAAAGGCGTACAGCTCCGAGGCGGCTTTGACGACGACCTGGCCGGCGATCGTCCCGAACGCGACGCCCAGGGCGGTGACCTGCGACCCGGTCTTGTCCGAGGCCTCTCCGACCCCGCGAAAGCCGGCCGTGGCCTTCGTCTCGAACGTCTGCTGGGCCGCCGCGGCGCTCGTGAGCACGGCTGCCCAATTCGACTGCAACTGCAGCGCCCCGGTCACCGCGCCGACGTCAAGTCCCACTGATTAGCGTCCTCCTCGCGCCGGGTCTTCGAGCCACGCGCGATTATTCCCGTCGAGCCAACTATCGAGCCGCCGTTCGGCTTCCTCCGCGGTTTGCGCCGGCACCGGCGGCGGTGCCTCCAGGGGTGCGCGCGGCGTCTCGTCGATGTCCAGGAGCCGCTGAAAATCCGACGCCGTGAAGGGCTGCCCGTCGAGTTTCTTCGCGCCCAGTGCCCCGACGAGCACCTGCGCCAACACGGCGAACCGGAGATCGTCCCGTCGCGGCCCGAAGGGTTCGATCGATTCCAGCACCCGCCAGTCGAGCCATTCGTCGGCGTCGAGTGCATAGAGGAGTTGCTTCCGCGTCGTCCCGAGCGCGAGCGCTAGACGGTATTCGAAGCGCCGGTCGCCGTCCCGCTCGCCGAGTCGTTTTTTGCGGCGGCCGCCGCTTGCTCGTCGAGACCGTTGAGCCGCGCCGACGCGGCCGTGACGCGCTCCAGGGCGGCGTAGTGCTTGGCCCCGAGCGCGGTCACATCCGCGACCGTGAAGAGGAGCGCGCCAGAGGCGTCGCACAGCGTCGCCGCCGCCAGCTTCGCGCCGATCTCGTCCATGGTGACCGTGACGGTCGCCGCCGCTCCTTCCCCGATCGTTTGACGGATCGAGTTGAGGTAGCGGTCGCGCTGCGTGCCAGACATCGTGCGGACGTGCAGCTGTCCATTGACCGCCGGCCATTCAGGCGTCGCGACGGGCTCAATCGTGATGTCGTCGGCCGCCAACACGGCGGCGCGCAGATCGTCGCGGGTCATCACGAATAGGCCTCCGTCACGACGCCCGCCCACGTCAACGTGATCGACGCCCCCTCGAGCCCGTCGACCGGCGCGTCGTCGAACTCGAGCTGCTGCACGCGGGCATCGCCCGTCCGCGTCCGTCCCGAGGGGAACGCGATCTGCCAGTTGTTCTTGACGTTGCCGATGATGTCGTTGTCGATCGCCTGGTGGCTCAGTTTCGAGCCCACGAAGTTGATCTTCAACGTCGGATCCTTCTGCCGCAGGATGCCGAGGACGTGCGACTCCGACCCTTCGTTGTGGATCGAGGTCTCGATCTTGTTGCGCGACTTGCCGCCCGGGCCGACAGCGCGGATCTCAGCGATGGTCTGGAATCCGGGGGTCGCGGTGCCGCCCGAGCCCGCCACGGTGACGGCCAGGGGAATCGAGAACGTGGTCGACGACAGCACCGTCACGGTGTACGTGCCGGCGACGGCCGGCGTCGATCCGGTGTGGCCCGCGATGACGACCTGGTCGCCGGTCGTGAGGAGGTGCGGCGCACTCGTCGTGATGACCGAGGCCGCGGCGACCGAGGACGTCGCAACCGTGGCCGCGACGGGGGTGAGCGCTTTGCGCTTGACGAGAATGCCAGTGGAAGAAAGAGCGTCAGACATGATGAGGTCTCCTCTTTAGGCCGCGCGGCGGCACACCGTGCTGAGATTGAAGGCGACGAGCGGCCGGCCGTGCGCGTCCGTCCCGATCCCGAACGGTTCCTGCACGGCCCGGAGCGTGAGAAAGAACACGTCGTCGACGAGGAGGTTGCTCGCGTTCAGGGCGGCGTATGCCTGGTCCGCGAGCGCCGCCGCGTCTTCGTAGCGGTCCGCGCGCGCCGCGATTTGAAACCCCGGCTGCCGCAGCGCCGACGGATTTTGATGCGTGCCGATGGCCGCCCGCCCACCGGTTTCCGCCACCGAGAGCAACGCCGGCGAGCCGCTCGGGAGATCGACATCCGACCCGGCGAAGAGGCTGACGCCGGCCACGCCGCACCCTTGGGCCTCGAGGCGGGCGATAACGGCGTCCAGGGGGCGGCTCACAGGCCGAGCTCCTCAGCCACCCGGGCGCCGATGCGCTCGCTGAAGCCGGCCGCGTGTTCGTTGAGCACCGACTCCAAGTACTTCGGGCCGCCGCCGCCGGGATGCTTGTAGGTCAGGTTCTCGTGTTGCACCACGGCATACGCCGACGCGGCGCCGCCGTAGCCGATCTCGACGCTGACGCGATCTCCCTCGATCACCGGCGGCGCCACATACGCCGAATTCTTGAGCGTGCCCAGATCGACGGGCACGCGTGCGATCGACTCGCGCCGGATCGCTTCCCCTTCCTGGAACAGCGCCGCCGCGATCGCGGGCTTGGCCTGCGCGGCCAGGCCGATCAACCGCCCGCGGATCGCGTCGCCGCCGGTGAACGAGAGGGACGCGCTCATACGGTGAGGACCTCGCCGTTGGTGATGTACCCGTGCCAGCCGCAGCCGCCCTTGGTCGGATTGCGGAGAATCGAGGGTGTCAGCGTCAAGGTCTCGAACGTGTCGCCGGTGCGCTGCCACGTCGGGTGCCCATCGTAGGGCGGTCCCCCATCGAGCGGATTCGTGAACGGAATGTAGCAGTCGTGGTACTCGTCGCACTTCCCGCACGGACACGTAAACGTCACCCCGAGTCCTTCTCGACGCGGGGCCGGAGAGCCATCTGCTTGCCAGACGCCTTC